ACGGGGGGTGGCTCAATAGGTGCGATGACCTGCAATACTACATGCAACAGGTCTGGCCATGAAGATCGCCGCCGGGATTGTGCTTGGCATCATCCTGGCCCTTTGCGTGGTCGGGGTGTGGAAAAGCGTCGAAGTGCTTTTGAACACTGTAAAATAGGGAGCCGTTATGAAGAGTCGCGTAATGTGCATGTTGTTACTGATCGTTGCGATCTGTGTTGCCAGCCTGAGCGCCTGCGCCGGGACCTCGGCCTCCAATACGCCGGCCCAGAACGCCCAGGCCGTGACCCTGGACGCCGGCGAGGCGGCCAAGCAGCTGGCCGGGGCCAGCACGGCCATCGCCACCCTGACCCCTCAGCTGCCGGATCAGGCCGCGGCCGGCCAGATCAACAACTACCTGGCCTGGGCCAACGTGGCCGCGCAGGCCCTGGGCATAGTGGCTCAGGCCGTGGCCCCGGTGCTGTAAAATGCCGGGCCTCGACGTCATATCCACGCCGTACCTGCAAGGGGGCCGCGAGCTTTGCCAAACCGGCTGCGCCCTGCTTCTGCGCGGCCAGGGCAACGTGCTTTCGGACGCCATTGAATTCTGGTCGTCCTTCTCCCACTGCGCCCCCATTGTCCGGTTTGACGACGTCCTCGGCCGCGACGACACGCCCAGCCTGATAGAGGCCCTGGCCGGCGGTCCCACCCCCGGCTACGTCGGCGAAGCCTACAACGCCTACGAGGGCGAGGTTTACCTCTTCGTCCCCGACGGCCTCACGCCGGAGGTGCAGCGACGTTTCCGGGTCGCGGCCTTTAACCGCTGCCTCAAGCGCATCAAGTACGACCTCGCCGGCCTCGTGGAAAACGCCGTCACCCACACCGAGGAGAAGGGCGGCGACGCCCCTGAGTTCTGCTCGGTCTACTACGACCTGGACCTCAAGGATTCCGGGCTGGTGCGACTGCCCAGCCACCAGGACAAGGTGGCTCCCCGGCCCGGGGACATCCCGGTCTGGTGGGGCGGTCAGCTTTACAAACTTTTACAGCCGTTCCTGGCCTAGGAGGACCGATGAACCTTTCGCTCATGGGATGGAAAACCATCACCGCCGGCGTGCTGTGCGGGGCCGGTTACATCCTGCCCGCGGTATGCCCGGATCAGGCCCTCGCCGGCGCGGTGTTGGTCGGTGTGGGCACTTCACTGGGAGGCTTGGGCGTAGCCCACAAGGTGGCCAAAGTGCTGGCCGCGCTCGGCCAGGGGGCCGCGCAGGCGTCGGCCCAGCCCCAGGCTGATCCTTCTCAGACCCCGGCCGCCGGAGCGCAGTAATGGCCAGCTTCAAGGGGGTGGAGATCTTCCGGGCCGGGGAGCACGTCAGCTCCGAGGGCGTCAAGCGCACCTATACCGAGGCCGATCTGGACCGCATCGCGGCCTACGACCGCGCCAAACACGAGGCTCCGGTGGTGGTGGGCCACCCCAAGGACAACGCCCCGGCCTATGGCTGGGCCGGCCGCGTCTTCCGCGAAGGCCCGCTCCTCAAGGCCGACCTGGATGACGTGGACGACAATTTCGCCGAGCTGGTCAAGGCCGGCCGGTTCAAGAAGCGTTCGATCTCCCTCTACCCGGACGGGACCTTGCGCCACATTGGCTTCCTGGGGGCCGTGCCCCCGGCCATCAAGGGCCTCAAGGACGTGGCCTTCGCCGAGGGCGAGGCCCTGACCTTCGAGGAGCAAATCCACGTTTCTCCCATGGCCAAGTTCATCTCGGGCCTGCGTGCGTTCCTGGACGGCCCGGAGGCGCGGCAAGTCATGACCGATCAACCCGACAACCCGGCCGGTGATCAGACACCCCCGGCCGCCTTCCAGGAGGAAGACATGGCGGATGCCGAAACCAAGAAGCAACTCGACGAACTGACGGCCCAAATGGCCCAGTTCAGCGAGCAGCTCAAGACCAAGGACGAGAAGATCTCCGAATTGGAGAAGGCCAACCAGGCTCTTTCCGCCAAGTTGGACAACACCAGCGGGGTGATCCTGCACAAGGATTTGAACTCTTTCGCCGAGGCCAACCTGGCCCGCATCCTGCCGGCCAACAAGGCCCGGGCCGTGGCCGTCATGGACGCCCTGGCCAAGGCCGGTCCGGTGAACTTCGCCGAGGAAGGCCAGGACCCGGCCGAACGCAACCCCCTGGAGCTTTTCAAGGAGATGGTGTCCGCGTTGCCCGAGCAGGTGGAGTTCAGGGAAGTGGCCACCAAGGCCAGGGGCGTGGTTAATCCGGGCGGACTCACCGCCGAGGCCATGGCCAAGAAGATAGACGTGAAGCGGGCTGAGGCCGCGAAGCTCGGCCGGGAGATGTCTTTCGCCGAGGCCCAGTCCGAAGTGCTCAAGGAACAGGAGGGGACGAAATGAACCCGGGACTCATCAAAAACTATACCGGCCAAGGGGCCATCGGGGCCATGCGCATCGTCAAGGCCGGCTCGGCGGACGGCACCGTGGCCCAGGCCGCGGCCAGCACGGACCCCATTCTGGGCATCAGCTCCGGGGCCGTGACCATGAGCTACGACGACGGCGATCCCGTGGACGTGATCCATCGGGACATCGCGGATCTGCAGCTCGGGGGCAACGTGGCCTACGGCAACTACCTGACCTCGGACCCCAACGGTTGCGGCATCGTGGCCGCCCCGGCCGCCGGGGTCAACTGCCAGGTGGTGGCCAAGGCCCTGGAATCCGGCATCTCCGGAGACATCATCCGGGTGCTCATCACCCTCACCCAAATCCAAGGCTAGGAGGCATAACCCATGGCCCTGCTCTTATCCGTCCCGGCGGTAGCCCCGTTCCAGGTTCTCCCGGAACTCCAGGCCATCGCCATCGCCTATTCCAACACCAAGTTGGTCGCGGACCGGGTTTTGCCCAGGATCAGGCCGGTCAACAAGACTGAGTTCGCCTGGTATCTGCAGAACCTTTCCGACGGCTTCTACATTCCCGACACCAAGGTCGGGAGGAAGAGCCAGCCCAACCAGGTGGAATTCGCGGCCACCCTGCAGACCGGGTACACCAAGGACTACTTCCTGGACGACAAGATCCCGCAGCAGGACATAGAGAACGCGGAAGGCCTGTACGATCCCAGGATGATCGCCACCGAGTACATCATGTACTTGATCAAGCTCGACCGCGAGCGCCGCGTGGCCAACCTGGTGTTCAACCCCGACACCTATCCGGCCTCGAACCAGGAGACGCTTTCCGGCACCAGCCAGTTCAGCGACTTCAACGACTCCGACCCCATAGGCACCATCCAGACGGCCATGGACTCCATGGTCATGCGGCCCAACATAATGACCATAGGGCGGCTGGCCTGGTCCGTATTGCAGCGCCATCCGGAGATCCTCAAGGCCGTTTACCGCAACCTGGGCAATTCGGGTATCGCCACGGCCGAAGAAGTGGCCAGGGTCTTCGAGCTGGACGAAATCATCGTGGGCGAGGCCTGGATGGATTCCAGCAAACGCGGCCAGACTCCAACCCTGCAACGCCTGTGGGGCAAACACTTGTCCCTCATCTACCAGAGCAAAATCGCGGATAACGAGAGGGGATGCAGCTTCGGCTACACCGTGCCGTTCAAGCAGCCCCTGGCGGGAGCCTGGGAAGACAAGAACGTGGGCGCGCGCGGCGGCCAGGTGGTCCGGGCCGGTGAATCCGTGGCGGAAATCATCGCCGCTCCTTTGTGCGGCTACTTCATGCAGAACGTGGTGCAGTAGGGGGAAACATGACCAAATACACAGTGAAAAGGCGCTTGCGCCATGACGGCAAGCTCTACGAGCCCGGGGACACGGTCGAACTGGACGGCGTGAAGGTGGTGCCCCCGCTGCTGGCGGCCAAGGCCATAGAAGAGATCAAGCCCGAGCCCAAGGCCGACCAGGCCCCGGCCGGTGACGCCGGGCAGCCCCAGGGCGAACAGCCCCAAGGCAACGGCGAAAAGGGCAAGAAGTAGGGGCGATCGTGGCTTACTGCACCCTGGCCGACATCGTGAACCACCTGCCGCAGGCGGTGCTCATCCAGCTCACCGACGATACGACCGTCCAGACGGCCGTGAACGAGGACGTGTTGGACGATCACATCACCAACGCGGGCGACACCATTGAGGCTTACCTGCGGGGCCGCTACACCCTGCCCATTGATCCCGTGCCGCCCATGCTCACGGAGATCGCGGTGAGCCTGGTGGTCAATGACCTCTACGCCAGGCGGCCGGAAACCCACGACGAGCCGCCCAAACTCTGGGTGCAAAGGCAGAAGGAGGCGCTCCATCAGCTGGAACTCATGCAGGCCGGCAAGATCACCCTGGGAGTGTCCGGCTTGTCGGCCGAGGACCCCAAGGTCAGCGAGATCCGGGTGAACGGGCGGCGCCGGGAATTCGGGCGCGGCAGGCTGGCGAGGTATTAATGGACATCGGCGGCATAGAAGAGGTCATCGTGGAGCGTGTGGGGGGTAAGTTGCCCAATCTCCAAGTACTCCCGTTCCCAGACGACCCTCGCAACTACAAGATGGACCACCCGATTGGAGCTGTCCTCGTGAACTACCATGGTTCTCATTATCGCGAACCGGTGGACACCGAAGGATTGGCCCAGCCTCGGGATGCGGAATGGGACCTGACCATCCAGGTGCGCAATCTGCGTTCGCACCAGGGAGCCTACCCGGTCCTTGAGGCTATCCGCCAGGCTCTCCAGGGGTGGGGCAAGCGCGTGATCGGGGCCAAATTCAGGATGGGCGCTGACGAATTCGTGGACGCGGTCCACGGCATCTGGACCTACCGGGTTGTGGTTAAACACGAGCTGATGGCCGTGGCCGACCCGGACCAGGAGGCGCCAGTGGCCATCGTATCCAAAATCACCATGCAAAGCGCCGACGGCGAACAATTCGACATCGGAGGGTCGAGCGCCAATGGATAAAACCTACATCTACAAAGGCCCGGTGTCCTCGGTGACCCTGCCGGGCAAGCGCGAAGTGACTCTGAGCCCCGGGCGCCCGGTCACCCTGCCGGCGGACAACCGCTATGTGGGCGTGCTGCTGGCCAAGGGCTTTCTGAAAGAGGTCCCGGCGGCCCAGGCCGCCCCGCAGCCCGCGCCGGTCAAGGCCGATCCGGCCCCGGCCCCCGCCAAGGAGGCTTCCAGTGGCAACTAACTTCCTGCACGGCGTCGAGACCGTGGAGGTCAATTCCGGCCCGGTCCCGATTCAGCTGGTCAAGACAGCCGTCATCGGTCTGGTGGGCATCGCCCCGGTCTGGCAGTTCGCGCAGGCCGACCAGAGCATCAACCAGCCGGTGCTGATCTTGAACGACCAGCTCGGCACAACCACCTTCGGCACGGAGGTGGACGGCTACACCATCCCCCAGGCCCTGCAGGCCATTTCGGACCAGCAGGTCAACGGCCAGGGCTCCGGCGCGGTGATCGTGGTCAACGTGTTCGACCCCTCGGTGCATAAATCCAGTATCGCGGCAAAACCCTTCACCTTCGACATCACGGACAAGATCTCCCTGGGCGAGGTGGGCATCGCCAATCTGGTGGTCAAGAACCAGGCCGGGGCCACCACTTACGCGGTGGGCACGGACTACACCCTGGACCCCATCGGTGGGGTGATCACCCGGGTGGCTACCGGCACCATCCCGGCCGGGGCGCAGGTGCAGGCCAGCTTCGACTACGCCGACCCCTCCAAGGTCACGGCCGCGGACATCATCGGCGCCGTGAACCTGGCCGGCCAGCGCACGGGCATGCAGTGCTTCCTGGATTGCGCCAACGACTTCGGGTTCAAGCCCAAGCTGCTCATCGCCCCGGGCTACTCGCAAATGGCCTCGGTGGCCGTGGCCATGGACGTGATGGCCCAGGCCCTTCGGGGCATCTGCTTCGTGGACGCTCCCCTGGGCACCACCTTCCAGCAGGCCATTGAGGGCCGGGGGCCGAACGGCTCCATCGCCTTCGACACCAGCTCCGAACGCACGGTGCTCTGCTATCCCTACGTCCAGATCTTTGACCAGGCTTCCAACGCCTACGTGCTGGAGCCGTACTCCCAGCGCCTGGCCGGGGTGACCGCGGCCACGGACCTGGCCTTTGGCTACTGGTATTCGCCCTCCAACAAGGAAATCCAGGGCATCACTGGCATCGAGATCAAGCTCACGGCCTCCATCAACGACCCCAATTCCGAGGTCAACATCCTGAATGAAGAGGGCATCTGCACCATCTTCAACGCCTACGGCACGGGCTTGCGGGCCTGGGGCAACCGCTCAAGCGCATGGCCCACCGAGACCGCGCCCAAGAACTTCATCTGCATCCGGCGCGTGGCGGACGTGATCGCCGATTCCATCGAGCAGTCCAGCCTGCAGTTCGTGGATCTGCCCATCACCAATGGCCAGATCGACGCGGTGGTGGAGTCGGTGAACAGCTTCCTGCGCACCCTGGTGGGGCGCGGAGCCTTGATCGACGGCAAGTGCAGCTATGTACAGGCCAACAATCCGGCCACGGAACTGGCCCTGGGCCACATCACCTTCAACTATTCGTTCATGCCGCCGCCGCCCATGGAGCGCATCACCTACGAGGCCCTGGTGGACATCAACATGCTGAACGAACTGGGTTCCACAACCTACCAGCAGGGGTCTTAAACCATGGCGCTCATCTCAGTTAACCGCTGCACCAATGCCAACGTGATCCTCAACGGCATAGCCATGCTTGGCCGGGCCGAGGAGGTCGACCTTCCCGACGTCAAGGCCAAAATGGCGGACCATAAGCCCCTGGGTTTGCAGGGGATCATGGAGCTGCCCTCGGGCTTTGACAAGATGGAGGCCAGCTTCAAGTGGAACTCCTATTATCCGGACGTCCTGAGCGTCATCCCTAACATCTACTCCACCGTGTCCATTCAGGTGCGGGCCTCAGTGGAAACATGGGACCCCACCGGCCGTTCCGCCGAGTCCGCCATGGTGGTGTTTTTGAATGGCACGTTCAAGGAGTGGAGCGGGGGCAAGTTCAAACAACAGGACAACGTGGACCTGCCGAGCAAAATGAACGTGCTCTACATCAAACAGGTTTTGAACGGCCAGGAACTCTACGAGATCGACATCCTGAACAACATCTACATCGTCAATGGCGTTGATCTGTTGGCCAACTACCGGGCCAACCTGGGCGTTTAACCTCAACCGCTAGGAGACAATGATGGACGACATCACCATCACGGACGGCACGGAAACCCCGTCCGGGACCGACCAGGCCCAGACCACGGCCACTCCGGATCAGGCCCAGGCCGCGCCGCAGCCGGCCGCCCCGGCCGGCAACAGCGTCACCCTGTCCGACGGCCGCACCGCCGTGGTGCGCCGGGGCAAGGGCCGGGACCTCCTGGAGGCTGCCAGGCGTTGCAACGGCGACGCCTCC